ATGGCCGCCGCCAAAACCGGCCTCCGCCAGCGCGTCGGCTACTACGGCGCCAGCAACGGCATGTACCTAGAGCTAGCCAACAACGACCTCAACTTCGTCGAACGCAGCTCCTCCACCGGCTCCCTAGTCGAAACCCGCGTCCCCAAAGCCAACTGGAACATCGACCCTCTGGACGGCACCGGCCCATCCAACCTCACACTTGACATAACAAAATCCCAAATTCTATGGATGGATATCGAGTGGCTGGGACTCGGCACCGTCCGCCTAGGTTTCGTCATTAACGGCAAATTCATCCACTGCCACTCCTTCCACCACGCCAACATCATCACTGGAACATACATAACAACCGCATCACTTCCTCTCCGCTACGAAATAACAAACACCGCCGCCACCGCAAGCACCAGCACCCTCAAACAAGTCTGCTCAACTGTTCTTTCCGAGGGTGGTTACGAACTTCGTGGCCTCCAACAATCCATCGGCACCGCCATCACATCCCCCGCCGCCCTCACACTCGCTGGCACTTACTACCCAATCATTTCTTTACGCCTTAAATCAGCACGATTAGACGCAATCGTCATCCTTACCGCCATATCAATCATGGCAGCCTCAGCAAACGTCAACTACACCTGGAGGGTAGTCGCCTCTGCCGCAACCACCGGCGGCACCTGGACTAGTGCAGGAACCAACTCCAGCGTCGAATACAACCTGACCGGCACCGCTACAACCGGCGGCCGCGTCCTAGCCGAAGGCTATTTCAGCTCCACCAATCAGAGCACCACATCAGTCGACATCCTCAAAGAAGCCCTCTTCAAATTCCAACTGGAACGCGACGGCCTTACATCAACACCCTACGAATTGAGCCTGCTGGTGGCAGCAAGCGTCGCAACTTCTAATGTGCACGCATCCATGGACTGGGAGGAGATCAGTCGCTAATGGCTATCCAAACAGTGAATGGAGGCTGTATTCACATCGAAATCGACGCTGAAGACGGCCTCACGCACGCCACCTTCGTATTCAAATCCCCCCAAAACCCCGAAATCCTCGGCGGTTTCGTCACCATGCTGGCCCAGGGCGTCGAAGTGCTGGTGCCTATCACCGACCCCGACGACGAGGAGGAAGACGATGATTGAGTATCGCGGCGAAAAGTTTGACGGCTACAACAAGCCCAAACGCACCCCTAATCACCCCGACAAGTCCCACGTCGTCCTTGCAAAAGAAGGCGACAAAGTAAAACTGATCCGTTTCGGCCAACAAGGCGTGTCCGGCTCCCCCAAGAAAGACGGGGAATCAGCTGCTGCAAAGGCCCGTCGCGAAGCCTTCAAAGCCCGTCACGCATCAAACATCGCAAAGGGCAAAATGTCTGCTGCCTACTGGGCGGACAAAACTAAGTGGTGATGACTCTGCCAAAATAAGTACAAAGTAGGAGTCAAGCCGTGGTCTACAGCGCCAACATCCCACCAACTGGAGCTGTAGTCAGCGAATCCCCGTTCGTCCGCAGTTTGGACGTCATCGCGATGATGTCCGACTGGAGCGTGATGGCTGCGGTCACGAAGGGCACGAACTACCTCCGAGATATGTGTGAAACGTATCTCCCGCAGGAACCCCGCGAGGATAACGACGCTTACGAAACCCGCGTCGACCGCAGCGTCCTAAGCCCCTACACCAGCCGCCTGATCGAAACCGCCGCTGGCGCCATCCTCCGCAAACCCATCCACGTCGAAGGCGACCCCTACTGGCTGGATTTAATCCAGAACATCGACGGTATCGGCTCCAACCTGAACGAATACGCCCGCCGCGCGTTGGTAAGCAGCCTTACCTATGGTCACAGCGCCATCCTGGTGGACTACCCCGCCGCCGCTGGCGCGATGAACTTGGCGGAAGAGCGTGCCATGGGCCGCCGCCCCTACTTCGTCCACATCGACGCCCCCCAAATTTGGGGCTGGCGCAAGGAACCCGTCACCAACCGCCTCCTCCAAGTCCGCATCCACGACTACGACGTCCGCCCCCTCAACGAGTTCGGCGAAGAACAAGTCGAGGAAATGCGCGTCATCTACCCCGGCCGCTACGACCTCTACACACTTGGCCACGAAGTCGTCGAGTTCTCTGAAACAGGCGGCTACAGCCTCGACGAAATCCCCCTCGTCCCCATCTACAGCAACCGACGGGGCGCGTTGATCTCCCAACCCCCGTTGCTCGACATCGCCAACCTCAACATCACCCACTACCAGCGCCAAGCCGACCTCATCCACGCCCTCCACATCGCCGCAATGCCCACCCTTGTCCTAGAGGGCTGGGACGACACCACCGGCAGCGCAACTATGGGCGTCAACTACGCCATCGCCATGCAACCCGGCAACAAGGCGTACTACGTCCAAGCCGACGCCACCAGCTTCGACGCCCAAATGAACGAACTCCAGTCACTGGAGCAACAAATGTCCACGCTTGGCGTGACCAAGCTCTTCGGCCAAAAGTTCGTGGCTGAATCTGCCGAGGCCAAGCGCATCGACCAAGCCCAGAGCAACAGCGTGCTCTCGATCATCAGCCAAGAACTGGAAAGCGCCCTCAACCAAGCCTTCGCCTTCGCGGCCCAGTACGTCGGCATCGAACCACCCGAAATCACCATTGACCGCGACTTCGACTACTACCGCCTAATCGGCCAAGACGTCTCCGTGCTGGCACAACTCAACCAGATGGGCAAGATCAGCGACGCCATGCTGCTGGAAGTCCTCCGCCGTGGCGAAGTCCTGCCCGACAACATCAACATTGAAGACGAGATGGAAGCCTCCACCGAAAACGCTCTCGCCTTACCCGAAGCCGCCGAGAACACCGGCGACGAAGACATGGACGAGCGCGAAGAGGAACTTAACTCTTAACTGCTAAAGTACAAGTGTCCAAGTAATACACAACCGTGCCCGAAGAACAGCAAGCCCCAGTAACTCCTGTGGAGACTGGTGCCCCTCAGCCTGTGGCTGACAGCCTGGATCTGGCCGCCCAACTCGAAGCGCTCCGTGCGAAAAACCAAGAACTAATCGCCGAACGCCGCAAGGACCGCGAAAACCGCGAAACCCTCCAGAAACAACTGGAGGACGTCCGCCTTGCACAAGAACAAGCCAAAACCGCAAAACTTGCGGAGTCCGGCGAATACAAAACGCTCTGGGAAGAAGCACAAACCACTGTCGCTGAACTCAAGCAACAACTTGCGGCAAAAGAATCCGAGGTGGAAAACATCCGCCAAGGATTTACTCAAGAGCAAGTCAAATCGGCCGCTATTGCTCAACTCTCACAGGCTGGTGCACTGGCACCTGATCAGCTGTATCGTTTATTGCAGGAGAACTTACGCGCTAAAGAAGGTCAGCCTGTGGCTGTCGTCGGCGGCGTCGAAGTTCCAGTTGGTGAATACATCGCCAACTTAAAAAACCCCGGCAGCGGTTACGAGCATCATTTTGCCGCCACGAACCGCGCCGGTATGGGTGTCACGGGTAGTGCCCGCGCCACCGCCCTTCCCGGTCAAGCCAACCCCTGGTCTAAGGACGGCTGGAACATCACTCAGCAAATGATGATGCTTGCCAGCGACCCCGATAAAGCCCGGTTGTTGCGAGCAGAAGCCGGACACAACTAGCCCCTGTGGGGCGCCTCCCCAACCTGACTCCACTGGAGCTACCCAATGTCTTCTTTCGCCGGTAACTACGGCTCGGGCTCGACTTTCCTGTCGAACCTCGTCAGCCGCCCCGAATTTCTTCAGTACACCGCTGAGGGCATCTTCGAGCAATCGAAGTGGATCCAAAGCGGCATTGTGCAGCGCAACGCTGCTCTGGACGCCCGTGCCGGCGGCACCCGCGTGCGCGTGCCTTTCTTCGACCCCATCGCCCCGACTGAGACCCAGATCCTCAGCACCAACACCTGGGGTGGTGGCGGCGGCTATCTCGTTCCCCAGAACGTGACTGCCGACGAGCAGATCATGACTCTGCTCCACCGTGGCTTCGCCTACGCCGCTGACGACCTCAGCAAGCTGGGCTCTGGCGCCGATCCCCTGGCTCACGTCCGCAACCAGCTGACCGCCGCCATCAACAAGCTGAAGACCGCCACCCTGGCATCCCAACTGCTGGGTCTGTTCGGCGGCATCAGCGGTGCCGGCGTGCTGGGCGCCAACCAGACGAACAAATCGTTCGCTGGTGTCCCCGGTTCGATGACCGAGGCCAACTTCCTGAACGTGGCCAACGTGGTGGCCGCCAAGGCCAAGCTGGGTGAGAAGGGCGACCTGCTCGACTCCATCGCCATGCACTCCAACGTGGCGTATTACCTCCAGCAGGTGGGGATGCTGACCTTCAGCACCTCTGCACTGTCCACCGGCGGTGCCATCGTCTGGGGCGGCGGCGGTGTGGGTGTTACCCAAACCGAAGTGGCGACCTTCGCTGGTCTCCGCGTGGTGATCGACGACCAGCTGACTTACCTGACCGGCGGCACCTCCACCCACGCGGTGAAGTACCCGGTCTATCTGTTCCAGTCGGGCGTTGTTTCCGAGGGTATTCAGCAGGACCTGCGTCTCGCTGCAGACCGCAACATCCTGTCCATGCAGGATGTGCTGGCTGTGGATTACCACTACGGCTACCACGTCACCGGCACCAAGTGGAACGTGGCTGGCGACAACCCGACCAACGCTGCCACCACCGGCAACTTGGCCGACACCGCTTCCTGGAGCCTGGTCTACAGCGCTGCCAAGCAAGTGCCCGTGTGCCGCTTGCTCGTCAATACGCCATTTGATGTCACGGCATACTGATAGAAGTCTTTCAGTACGCTATGATCGGGGCTCTACGGAGCCCCTTTTTCATGGAAAGCCGTCCAATTCCATCCACGCTTGGCTACAGCGCCACTCGATGCGGAAAAATTATTAGCCACCACCGTCTAGAGCCGTTTGAGCTTAAGCAGGCAAACCATAGACAGGGCTACAAGAAAGTATGCGTAAAAACTAGTGAAGGCGTAAAAAATAAACTCGTACACCGCCTCGTACTTGAAGCGTGGGTAGGTCCGTGCCCTGACGGCTGTGTGACAAATCACAAGAACGGAATTAAGTCAGATAATCGACTCGAAAACTTGGAATATTGCACCCAGAGTCAAAACATGGCTCATGCGTGTGGTTACGGTCTTAGTCCGAAACCGCCTACAACACGAGGGTCTGAGTGCCGTTTGTCAAAACTAGACGAAGAAAAAGTCCTGGCTATGCGAGCTAGTACAGATCGCAGGCCAGGGTATGTCCGCCGCCTCGCTGATGAGTACGGCGTTACGCCGCCGACAGTTTCAAAAATACTTTTACGTCAGACGTGGACACACATTTAATCGACACAATCAAGCCGCAACTTTTCTTGCGCTTCAAACACCTCTTGAGTGTTCATTGTCATCTTGTACGACTGCAAGAACAGTTGGTTAATCACGTCGTAGCTCACCTGCAGAGCTTCATGAATAGCTTGATTATTCATTCCTTCCTCTTCCCGAAGCCGCCTGATCTCAGCAGCAACAAAAGCAAGCTCCCGAATCTCCTTACCCGGAAGAGCTGGATCGACAGCAGATTGTTCAGTGCTTACGCTGGTATCAGCGTTTTTGCGAGCAGGCATGAAACTGGTGAGGCTCTACGTGTTACAGGATAGTGCCCGCCGATACGAAGACCTACCCTACGGCCAACACCTGGAGCGCATCGCCGAAATCGAAATGGACGGCGGAAACGTGTACCACGCCTCTCTGCTTACCGAAAACCGCAGAGTAAGGAAGCCATCTACTGGAGCTAGACTCAAACAAAGGATCTTTTAAGCCGTGGCTGCCGTTATTGATGCCACTTTGAGCGGGGCTTCGGCGAACAGCTACGTGACGTTGGCTGCCGCGAACGCATATTTTGAAACCGTCCCCGATAGCAGCGACTGGACCACCAAAACCGACGACCAAAAGAACCGCGCCCTGATCTCTGCCACTCGCTGGATCGACGCCCTGACGTTTTACGGTGACCGCTGCACCACAACCCAAGCGTTGAAATGGCCCCGCGAAAACTACACGGTTGATGGTGTTGACTTTGCCTGCAGCCTTATCCCAGAAGGCATCAAAACCGCAACCTACGAGCTGGCACGAGCCTTCGCCAACGACACCAACGCAATCACAGGCACCAGCGGAACTACCGGCATCTACGACGAAGTAAAGCTGGGCGACCTCCAAGTCAAGTACAACAAAACCAGCCAAACCAGCGGCGTCATCAACAACGTCTTCGACGTCTACCCCTGGCTCCAAACGTACCTAGGCGCGTACTGCATCGGCGGCGCCGCCAATTCCGCCGTCCGTCTGTACAGAGGTTGATATGAGCCTCGTAGATACCACATTCGCCGCACTTCCCGCCCAACTCCTTGCGGACTGGGGCCAAAACGTGACCTACCTCAAGGCCAACACCGCCCCCACCTACAACACCACTACCGGCCAAGTCTCTGGAGCGGACACCAGCCTCACCGTTCGCGCCCTGATCTTCGAGGCCAAACCCGAAGAGTTCGAGTCCGCGTACCAAACAAGCGACCTGAAGGTCATCATCGGCAATGCCGAGCTTGGAGCGTACGTACCAAGCATCCGCGACCGCATCCAATACACCCAAAACAGCGCCACAAAAACAGGCCGCATCATCCAGTGCAAAACCTCCCGTGGTGAAAACCCGGTAGTCCACACCATCCTGTTGAGGCCCCAGTAATGGTTACTCTCCGTGACCTAGAGCGTGATGCTTATGCGTGGGTAAACAGTGCGGCACGAAATGCCGCAAAGGAAATTATGAATGACTTAGCAGAGGCCGGTCCTAACTGGAGCGGAGAGTTTCAAGACAGCTGGGTTGCACACGCCCCCGGCGGGGGTTCAGGAGGAGGTGCTTACCCCTACGGGTTAAAAGACATACCCAAACTTCCGGCAACCAAAAAAGAAGCCCAGCGCAAGACAAAGTTCATCATCGAAAACGTCGCTGATCACGCAGCGATTGCACTGGACTTAGTGGACGTTCCCGCGGAGGAATTTCGCTTCCCTGGGCAAGGACCTCAGGGCGATATTGTTGCCCGTGGCACACGTCCCGATAACGGTAAGCGCGGCGAAGTTGAACAGGGCAGAGGAAATGCTCGCAGCACGGCTCCGCTTTTCTGGTATCAAACATTTGTGCAAGGAGGCAAAATGCAAAAAGCCTTGGAACGTGGCGTACGCCTCGCTAAACCGGAATGAACTACCAAGCTATTCGCGCTGTATTTGAAACGCCGTTGCTGACGGCATATAACAGCCTGTCGCCAGCAGTTCCGGTCTACTTCGACAACGTGATGAATGACGGGGCCGATAGCGCCGAAGAGTTCGTCCACATCAACATCCAATTCGGCCTTACCACTGAAAGTTCGCTAACGACGAGCCTCGACATGGTGCGCGGCGTAATCATCATTCGCACTTACACCCCAAAAGGACGCGGCCCCGCCCGCAACCAGACGCTAATCAACGTCGCCACCACCGCTCTCCAAACAATCAACGCCACACCAAAACCTGCATCTGGCGTTTACGTCCGCACTGGGTCTATCGACGGTCCCGCATTTAGCCCGGATTTCGGTGGTACGACCCCCGACCAACAATCCCGCCGGGCATTTACGCCCTTCTTTATTTCACGAATCGAGGCAGGATTCCAAGCGCAAGTTATCTCTTAATCCTTAGCTGCACTGGAGCTAACCTGTATTAAGCCGGGCTGTGCCCGCGTCACTGTCCCATCCATTAGGTAAAACCGATGGCCACCGTCCTGTCGGGCACTTCCGGCGCCCTGTATTACACCCCTGCCGGCACTTCCGTCACCACTCTTGCCGCCGGTGCGTTTCCAGCAACTGGCGCCAACATCACCGTCGGCTCCTACCTGGGCTTCAAGGTCAACGACCCCGTGACCCTGACCTATCCCGCAGGTGCCGTCACCACCAACGCAATCGCCGCTGGTCCGTATTTCGTCAAGACTTATGTTGCCGCAACCGGCATCATGACTCTTAGTTCCACCGCTGGTGGTAGCGCCGTAACTGCAACTGCAGCACCCAGCGGCTTCGGCGCAGCTTTTGCCAGCATCACGTACACCGCCCCTGCAGCTGTGGGCAGCGTGCGCGAGTGGAGCTTCGAAATCACACGAAGCGAAATTGACGTCACAACCATCGGCCAGGAAGTTGGTCAGTACGCGCCTTTCCGTACCTACATCACCGGCTTCGCTGACGGCTCTGGTTCCGCCACGGTGTACACCACCGATGATGACACCAACCTGTCCAGCCGGATGATCGAAGACGTCATCCAACGCACCCAAGCCGGTG